TAGCACCTTGTGCGGCAGTACCATCACCTGCACTTAAAACACTTAATGTATAATCTTTTTCTGTGTGTGATAGAAATGTTTCATTTGCACCTGCTGTAAATGAAATAACACCACTTGAGTTTGTTGTGCCAATAAACTGTCTTCTTACTGTTATTGAAGTATCAGATGCACCATCATTATCAGTTGTTAAAAGTGTTTTAATAGTTTTCTTAGAAAGTCTGTATAAGGCAACATTCTTTTCAGAATTTACAAGTTTTGCATCTTGTTTTGTTTCTAACGCTAATGTTGAAGTGTTATCTGTTTCAGAAACAAAGTTTGCATTTTCATTAGTTCCATTCGCATCTGATTGATTAGCAATAAGAGAACCTACTACTGTACCACTTAAATCAATATCAGCAGTAAAGTCTTGACCTGAATCACTATCATTTTGAAATACTGAACGAGTTTCGGAAAGTGTGTGTGTAACAACATCGGTAAGAGTTATATCAGCATTAGCTGCAGTTTCTACAACTTGGTCTGTCTCTGCACTATCAGAAGCAATAATTTTTTCGCCTGAAAGGAAAGTACCAGAAACATTTGTTAATACAACTGTTTGACCAGATGTTAAACTTCCAAACACAAAACCTGTTGCACCTGTAGTATTACCAGTAATTCTTACACCACCATTTGCATGATTAGATATTAAAGTTGCTGACGGTATACCCGATAAACTTAAATAAGTAAATGGTCTAATATCAAAAAGAAATAATTTGTATATTGAATCATCATTTCCAGCAGTACCAGAATCGTATTCTATTGTTCTTGCTCTGGCAAGACCAATTTGTCTACCTGACGCAGTTCCTTTAGTTACAGTAATATCATCATGTAATTGAATTGTTTCGTAAGCAGTTTGTTCACCACTAATTGCAGTAACTTTAGGTTGATTGTGTAATTTTTTGATTTTAATAAAGTTACCTAACTCAGCATTTACTGTGCCAGCATTAACAGTATCGAACTCTCTTGCCTTTTGAATATCTTTAAATGTAATCGCAGTTTTTTCAATTTCGTAACCACGAACATATGCTTTACCTGGTGATATTGCTAAATTGAAAAAGTTTTCTGCAGCTGTATTACCATCGGTAGTTGTAGTACCAACAGTATAAACACCTCTGAACTCTGTGCCTTTGTGTCTATTTGAAATCTGTTCTCTTGCATCTATTTGAAAAGGTCTTACAGTATAGTCACCTGATTCATCAAATGTTCTTCTTGCAAGTGAATCGCCAATTACTGAATAATCTGTAGGTCTAGCATCTGCACTCGGCCCACCATCAACTACTCTAACAATCTCAACAAACTTATCATCACTTGTAGAATCAATAGGTAATGATGTAAGAACTAAATCAATTTTAAGTCTATGAGCACCTTTGGCTGCAAAGTTTGATGAACCTGTTGCATTATCTGTAAGTGAAGCATCATCTTCTGGTGCCACTAAAGTTTCTGTTATTGTGAATCCTACTCTGGCACTTGCATATTGTGAAGTATCATCTAATACTAAAGTTTGTTCTGACATCTGAACAAAAGTTCCACGCACATAATAAACACCATTACCTGCTGTAACAGCAGTACCTGTTTGATGTGCATTTAAATTATGAGTAGTAGCAGAATTAGCGTTAATCGCATAACTTGTTGTATGAGTAATAGCTGTATCTGCAAAAATATTTTCATTGTCTGCGAATATATTAGTTTCTAAATCTGAACCTGTTGAAATATATTGAATGTATAATAATGGTTGCGATGTAGTTGTTGCAGCTTTAACACCAATAACTTTTGCTCTAACACCAGTTGTTGCTCCAACTATTGTAACTGGTGATGTTGCACTATAATATTGATTAACATCTATTGATTCAGCTGCAAAAGTAGAAGCTAATAAAATAGAATCATAAGTTTGATTTGTTGAAATTCCACCGGGTATTACAACTGAACCCTCTTGAAAAATATGTGAACCAAATCTTTCGACTTGATTTTGAAGTATTGATTGTAGTTGTGTTAATTCTCTCGCTTGAACAGCGAACCCTGGTCGAAACAATATACGATGAAAATTCTTATCTTCTTTATAATCATCATAATATGGTGCGACATTTAAATCTGTTTTTTGTGCCATATTAAAACTCTATAATTAATTTAATGTCTTCGGTTTGGTCTGAAACTCTTTGTATTGGTTGTCTGTTTTCTAAGTACACAATGTTACCACTATCTGGTTGTAACTCGGGTGTTGCATAACCACTAGTAAATGTAATAGTATTTCCCCCAGCAAGAGTTACAGTATTTGTGCCATCTGATATTGGTGTACCAACAGCACTTGATGTAGAACCTGTTATATTATTTGTTCCACTAAATGCTGTGAAAGATTGTGTTGTAGTTGCAGTACCATAAGTTGAAAATCTTTCTTGAACATAATATAAAATTTTATTACTTGAATCCCATTCAACAACTCTACCAATAGCACCAGTAGTTGTTTGTGTCAATTGTTCGTCANCTGAAAATGTACCAGTCGCAGAAGCAAACTTTACAGCATAAGTCATTCTAGCTGTAGAAGCAGATGCTACTGTGGTTGTGCCATAAGTTGTAGGGTCAACAACAAGTCCAACATTTCTGAAATCGTTTCCAACTGTTATGTCATCACCCTCTGCTTGTGTTAATGTTGTATTAGTAATAACAAAGTGTCCACCTAATTCATTTACTGCATTATTTCCGTGTCCGTCAAAAGGTGAAATAACTATTCTTACTGCACCACCAGAACCTGAACCAACACTTGTTGAAGAAGATAATGCTGTATCAGTAAATACATTTGTCAATGATACATTTCCAAAAGTATAACCTGTACCACCTGCATGGATTGTTGTGTCAGTTCCAGCAGTTAAACCAAATGATGCGATAGCACCACCTGCAATAGTAATACGAACAATACCACCAGAAGATGTTCCTTGACTTGCACCATCACCAAAGATTGGTGCGTAGTATGTTCCATTTGTATAACCTGAACCTGCTGTTATTACAAGAGATTCGATTTTACCACCTACGGCAGCTGCAGAAACAGTTGTGTCGGTAGTAACAGGCATATAATCATTTGTTAAAAACTTTGCGGCATTTGATGCTGTAATAGCGTACATGTATTTTAAAACATATCCACCAGAAGCAAACGGTGATGTACTAGTAGAAGTAGGTTCTGAACCTGAATAAGCAGTTCCACCATTATTATCTAATACTTTATAGACATTTTGTGTAGAAGTCATAAAGTAAAAATTGCCTTGATATAAAGAAGATGCACTACTTGTTGTTGTATTTGATGCTGAAATAGTATCATCGTACATATCGTAAATTGTATTGTTAACCCAATTAGTTCTAGGAAGAGCATTTGAGATATCAGTACTCGGAATATTTTTTGCGCCTATCATGGAATCCCATGAATAAAATTCACCTGAAACTGAATCAGCAGGTGTTGGTGGGGCTGCATCTGTGCCACCCGTTGTGCCTGATGTGAAAGGCATTGATTTACCTATGAAAAGATAATAGGTTGATTTTGATGTTTCAGAAAACGATTCAACGAATTGAGTTGCGTTGTGTAGTCTGAACTTTTCTGTAATAATTGCGGTCATGAACTCTTCCTTTACATGTATTTATACAAATATTTATACTATATTTAGGTCCTTGTAATAATAACCGAACTTCTTGTAACAGGTTGCATTCCAACTGCTATTTCGTTGTTAGGTCTATCTTGATTTAATTCTAATCCATAGTTTCCACTAGGGATTTGTCCTTCTTCTTGAATGGTTCTTGAAGATTCACCTAATAAATGATTAAACTCATTGGCGATATCAGCAAAATCTGTTTCTAATAATAGTGTAAAATCATCTTCTAATACAATTTGGTCGGTTATCAAACCACTACCTGTTCCGTCTTCAAGTCGAACACCATCTTGAGGTTCTGGTTGTAGAGATGTTTCTAGTCTAAGTCTTTGTCCACTTTCACCAACTAAAACATCTTTTCTTGATTTTTGAGAAAAGTTTTCTAAAATTAAAGAACCATTCTCTTCTAAAAAGAATCTAAAGTTATCTTCACTTTTTAAAATAGAATCTGCATCGCTTGAGGATTCGTCTGTACCATCAAGTGATAATACTCCACCACTTTCTTCTAACTCAAACCCATCTTCGTCAGCTGAACCAGCATCAATACTACTTTGTCCAGCAATAAAACTACGATGTGGATTTAATTTAGTATCATCAAACTGGTCTTGTAAACTATCTTCACCTATTAAAGTTCTACCATCCTCTGCACTTAATGTTACATTGGCAGGTACAGTTCCGTCCTCTGATAATAATGCTCTATCCCCATTAATAACAATAGTATTTTCTAAAGTTATAAAACATATTCCGTCTTCAGATTTAAGTGGAGTTGAACCATCTGTTTCTGAAACAAATTTATTGATAAGTTCAAATCCTTGTATTGAGTTTGGTTGTTCAGCTAATAATTTACTTTGTCTAAGTATGCTAGATATATTAATACTACCAAGTTGTTCGATAGTTAATGTTGTTAAGTTTGTAGGATTGTCTTGTAGTAATCTATCACCTACACTTTGAACTTGATATGGTTGAAATGTTAATACAGATGTTTCAGCAAGAAACCTATTTGTGTCTTGACCGACTGTACCAAATTCAGCAATAAAGTTATCACCATTAGTTTCATCAACAATAAAATTAGTTTGTGGTGTTGGGGGCAATCCGTCTAAAATAATTCTTTCTGTTAAACTGCCTTCAAGTTGTATACCATCACCATCTTGCTCTCCAAAAGGATTTTTTGCTAAATGTAAAAATAAATTCTCTGCAACCATTATCTTGCCCTCGCCGCTCTTGATACTCTTGAAACACTAAAGTTAGGAACAAAAGCCAATTCTTGTTTACCACCTTGTATAGTGGCTGTTTCTGCAAAAATTCTATTACCTTTACCATACATTGTAATAGTACCATCTTCGCATAATATACTAACACCTGCATTTTGTGATAAAATATTTTCTGCTATCATATTAACATTACCTAAATCGTCCTCTGCAATAATAGTACTTCCAGCATTTGATGATGAACCATCACTACCATCAAGAGCAAGTGTGGATGTTGAAGAACCATCGATTGTAACTTTATCTGTTCTATTACCAATTCTTGCACCAGGTCGTACGACATAGTGTCTTCTAGGAATAAGTTCATCAAATATTTGATTAAATGTAGATGCAAGAATTGGTGAGAATGTACCATCTGTATCTACTCTTGCATATTCTTTACCAGCATTTTTAACTGATAATGAAACAAATGATGCAATAGAAACTTTACCAAAAGGATTAAATCCAGCAGGGTGTACCGCTCTTTTTAATTCATTTAAATATGTTGCAGCTGATTGACCAACTTGAACTTCATATGAGAACTGTTGATAGTAATATGAATCTTGTATTCTAATTAAATCTTCATCGATTAACGATTGTACTGTTATGTAATTACCTGTTGTATCAGTTGTTATATCTATGACAGCATCAGCAGTAGCAATATTCCCTAAAAGAATTGTACCAGTGGCTCCACCAGAATCTGTTATTGTAATATCTTTATTGGAAAAGTCAATCTTATCTTGAGTAATTAAATTAGAATCTGCATTATTTGATGAACTATCCGTTCCATTTAAAGCAATGTTATCACCAATAGAATCACTATCTTGGTCTTCGAATAATAATGTGAAACCATCTTCAAGGAATATTTTATTACCTTGTTGTTCAGTTCGTAATCTTTGACCTGATTCTCCACCTAAAAATCTAGTACCAACATTAACATCACCATCAAGAATTACTTTACTATTCTCACCTGCAATAAGAGCGTTAGTAGATTCTAAAAGTATATCTCCACCATCATCTTCTAAATCAAAACCAGTTAATTCATTTCCACCAGTTTGTGTTCCGGCATCAAGTAACATTCTATCTTTAGTTCTTGTTATAGAATCAAATATAATGCAATCGCCTTCATCTGTTATAATTGTATTTCTAGTTCTAGTTTCCATAATTCCACCAGTACCAGAATGATTAACTTCATAATAATATAATGTTGGTGCATTAATAGGAACAACTATTTGAATATAAGCACCTGCTGTTCCAATTGAAGTTGTAATTGGTGAAGATGTAACGCCAGAAGTAAACGCAACGCCACCACCGTGAGTACCATCTGATGTAGAAGAAAATTTAAGTTGATGATTAAGTGTAGTATCTTCATTGTATAATGAGGGGTCAGATAAGTTAAAGTAATAAGTACTACCTTCTTTTAATAATAATTGTTTTTGTCTTTCACCATTTATTATAAAATACTCGTCACTTGCATCGGCAGGATTTTGATAATGTTTTACATTAATTGTAAAAACTCTAACTGGTTCAAGGTTTGCACTTGTACCATCTAAAATAATATTGTCATCTTCCGTTAGTGGTAAAAGTTGTGTATCCTCTGCAAGTATATTGTGATGATTAACATCTGCTTCTTGGTCTTCAAGAATAAATGGAATATCTACAGCTGTACTGTTTTCCATTACAATCTTTTCTGAATCTTCAAATGTTACATCTAATTGTTGAGTATCAGAATTGTATCCTTGAACTGTACCTACATGAGTTGTTAAAGTATTGTTGGCTGCAAAAGTACCTGTTACATCTTTTAAAATAAAGTGTGCTTGGAATGCTACATCAGGTATGTCAGTATCATCATAATCAAAACCAGAATCTTTTATGTTTAAAGAATTAACAGCACCAATGTCAGTTGTTAATGCTAAAAGTTTTGCACTACTACCACTATCAGAGGTAACTGAAATTGTTGGAAGACTGCTGTAACTACTACCAGGGTTTGTTATGAATACTTGGTTAATAGAAGTTTGTTCTGCTTCTGTTGCAAAAGTACCTCTTTCTAAAATAAGTCTTTCGTCATCATTTGTAAATATATCTAATGAAACTTGAGTTAGATTAGATATTAATTTATCACCAGCATCTAAACCTACTGCGTCAGTTCCGTTTAATATGATATTATCTTCAGTTTGTGGTGGATAAGAAATATATGTTTCTGAATCATATGTACCTGTTGGTGCATCGGCCAGACCATGAAAGACAGTTGCATTAGGCATATAAAAAGTTTGGTCAGGAAATTCTAAAAATGTATGTGCATGAGAATTGGTTGTTCCACCTGCACCAGTAGCCGTTAAAAATAATGGATAGAAATAGCCAGTTTTACCAGCACCTTTTTGATTATAATCAGCAGTACCAAAAATATAATATGGCCCATCGGCTAACTCTCTAGATTCTAAAGCAATATTAAAAGGTAAGTCAGAAAGCTTTGAAGCTGTTTCTCTGTTTATACCATCTCCGTCTTCTAATAAAATTGAACCGCCAAGAGCAGATACTATACCTTCAGCGGCCTTAGTTCCGTCTCCACCAGTGAATACAACTTTGTCGCCAACTTCATAACCAGAACCAGGTGTTTGTACAAAGACATCTGATACAGAACCTTCTACAATATTATTAACTTCAAGTTCAGCAAAACCATTACCTTTATTTGAATCAATTGCAACAGATTCAGAAAGTGAATGTAAAATACCATCATTGGTAATATTTGTATTAGATATTATTGATTTAATTGTAAAGGATATACTAACATCTTTTGAGTTCGAAATGACATCTATAATTTCACCTGTTTTAAAATTTCCAGCTGCACCTGGTTTAATATCTTCAATTTCAAATTCTGAAACAGAATCATTACCCTGAATAAATGTGGAAGCAGAATCTATAACTGCTGTAGCAAAAGAAGTTCTACCTGTGATAACTTGATTTAAAGCTTCTGAACCAGTTCCTTGTCCATTTGATACACATCTTAATCGTTTTTTTGTTGACCATTTTCCGTCAGACAAACGCAACATGTTTTGGTTAGGATAAAATATATTAGAACTTTCATTGAGTAATAAACGCATAAAAAGTTTATGACCTTGAGATGTACCTTTGGCTGCATACAGGTCTCTAATATTTTTTACAAGATTTCTTTTTGATACACCAGTTGCTAATGTGTTAGGTATAACTTTTAAAAATGCTTCTCGAAATTGTGTAAAGAACTCATTGACAGTATTGTCAATATCAGCATAGTCTAAAAGTTGTTGAATGTTTTGTACAGGGTTACCTTTGTATTCAGTAAGTTCAGCTTCTGCACCAGATGTCAATCCTAAAATTGTTTCACCAATTTCAAATCTTTGATTAGCAGTTGTGTATAAAGAAGCGTTACGAACATCTTCAACTATGATAGTTGTTTCGGCACCTGATGTCTGTCCTTTAATAATTTCACCATTTTGAAATTCTATTGAATCTTCAAGAACCATTCTATCAATGGCTGAACCAATGGCTCCATTTTCAGATAAGACATATGCCGTTGTTTCTGGTTCTAGAGTAAGATAGTTTGTACCAGTTTTATATTTTATTCTTGCTGATTCTAAAAACTTATAGAAATCTCTAACGAACGCTGAATAAACAGCATGGTCTTCGTCTTGAAGAAAATCAGGTAGTTGTCCTCTTATTAATGGTGAGAGTTTATTATCTATTATTGCCATATTGCTTCATCTAGTAAGAACTGCTTGAACTCGATGAACTGCTTGAACTCGATGAAGTACCACTCGTTGTACCACCAGATGTAGAAACAGTGGTTGATGTTGTAGTACCTGAACCTGATGTTGTAAAGGTCGACCCAGAAGCAGTTTCTGTATCAGAGTTGGCTGTTATGGTTGTGTTTATAAAATCTATTTCTAATATTTGATTTCGAACAGGCACAATGTCATTTGAGTTTGGTGTTACAAGCAATCGTATTTGTGTTGATGCTGAACCATCAACATCTGAAACTGCTGTAATATTAATATTGTTAATACTAATCGCACCTGTATCATAATCTATTGTTCCAGCTTGTTCATCAGTATAAGAACGAGCAGTTCCGACAAATGCATATCTTCTTAGATTTCCGTTACCGTCATCATCAAAGAAATATTCTGTTTCTGTATCAGTACTTACTTTAAAGCCAGTTGATGATACAACTCCACCAGACACAGCAAGATAACCGGCCTCAGGGTGAAATAAAGCATTATTAAAGGGTACATAATAAGAGATTGTAGTACCTTGAGTAGGTGTGAAAAACTTTGATAAATTTACAGTTGTTGTATTGTTTAGTATTGAAGTATCAGCTGTATCAATAAGTCTTGATACTTCAGATGCTCTATACTGTGAGTTAAACTGTAGAAGTGTATTTGAGTTGTAATTTGTAAGAGCAGTTGTAACTGCTGTATCAAGAGCAGAAGAAATTTTTGTTGTAGAAGACGAATCAAATTTATAGTTAACTGCCAAACGAATAAAAGTTGTGTCTGGGTCAACAATCACAGGTGTAATTGATGCTACTGTGTATGGTGCTAAGTCTGTTACTAATTGATTTTTTTGTGTTGATGTTAAAACAGAACCTGTTGTTGATTTAATTGAAATAAAAACTTTACCATATTCAGGTGTTGAACTTACACCAGTTGATGAATCATAACTTCCGTCTTCGCCACCAAAGACTGAAACAGCTTGTGTGTTTGGAAATAATCTTTTTGTAAGAACTTCAAAGTCAGAGGTTGTTACGGCACGACCTTGTGTAGCATAATCAAGTGGTGCATTTGTTTTAATAGATTTTAAAGATTCTGGTTCAGCTCCACCTTCAGCTCTTAGGACTGTTGAAATAGTAACATCTGTTTCATCACCAATAGAACTTGGTGGACTAAATTGAAATGCGCCATTGGCTTCTGTTTTATTAGTTACAACATATTGTAGTAAAACAATATTACCATCTTCAATAGCTTTAGATGTAATACCATCTCCGAAATAAACTTCATGTTTTCCACCTTCAACTTCTTGTAAAAAATAAACAGTAGATGTATTAGTCAACTGTGTAATGTCAGTTGCCTTTGTAAAAGTTGTTGTTGTTGAATCGGTAGAAGAGTTAATAACTTTAACAGTTAGTGTTGAGGTATCAGCACGATTGTCTCTTAGTAAAAATCTTTGTTCGATGTCAGAGGTATCAGCTGTGTAACGAGTTGATACAAATGTTCCTTCGTAAACATCAATCGAATCAAAATTAATAGAGTTACCAAATTTTGTAGAAGTCTGGTCTTGAGCTGTGACAAAGTTGTAGGATGTGCCATCATAGTTTGTAGAAAATTTTGTACCTGCTGATAATGTAATTGCTGTTTGATTTGTTCTAATGGATACATTAATAATTGCTTTGGCAGCTCTTGCTGATTGAACTTCGTATCCTAACATTTTAGCATGTGACACCACAGACGAACGTAATGATGCTGAATCTAAAAACATTTCATTCGCTAACATGTTAGCGTTGAAACCTAAGTAGTGAGTATTGTATGCAAGGGTGTCAAGTAAAATATTAAAACCAGAACCATCAAAGTCATAATCTTTAAAAGTATCTTGTGCTTTTAAAAATATTTTTAAGTTCTCTTTGATTTGGTCAAAGTCTAGTTCGGTAATTCTTAATCTTTTTTTATTAACAACAGTTGCCATTATCGTAATCTCTCTAAAAATAAATCCATTTCCACCAACTGGGTCGGTGTATTTCTAACATAGAAATCTACTGTAACAGTATAAGTATTTCTATCATAATCAGGTGTGCATCTTACAGCTTGTAATCTAGCACGAGGTTCAAAATTACGAATAACATCTTCAATCTTTCTAGCAAGAACAACACCAGTAATCGGTGTCATATTTTCAAATAACATATCACGAACACCAGAACCTATTTCTGGGTGGAAAGGTTTTTCAAATGGATTCAATAAAACTAAATTTCTAATTGAACGCTTGACTGCTTGAACATCTTCAATAATGTTAACATCAGAATTAGAATTCCTTTTTGCAAAGAATAAATCTAAATCAGAGTATACTTTTGAAACTTTTGTGCGTGACGCATTGGTTAATTGTGCATCAGTACCTTTTTCACCTACAATATGTGCCATAAAGCCACTCTCCTACCAGAGTATTTATACAGTTAATCTCCAATGATAACAGTTTTAGATGATGAAGTTATACTTCCAATATCGTTTCCGTTTAATTCAGTATCATTGTCCAATGTTGTATCTGATAATCTTGCGGCTCCGTTTTCACCAGAGTTTAAATTAATAGTTTTGTTTACACCACAATCGATTTTGATATTACCATCTGCTTTAATTGTTAAATCACCAGTCACATGAATGTTATCATTGCCCGTAACTGTTCTAAATCCGTTCTTATGTTGTGTTACGACATCCCCATTTGGATGAAATTCAACAAAAGACCCTGATTTGTGATAGACATGAATTCTTTCTGCGTTCGTTGTGTCATCAATTTCAATGACATGACCTGATTCGGATTCAAAAACATGATTGTTTGGATACACAGCATTGTAAGGATTGTCAGGTTCGCCTGTAATTATATCAGGTGTTTTCGTTATTGTGTTCGTTCCTCTTGCAAGTTTATTAACATCTGATTGATTTAATTCTTTAGGATACAATCCGTTTGGGTCATTAAATCCTTTTGCAATATCAATCTCTTGTGTAGGAATACCAGGCAAACTTCCCATAATTACAAGTTGTTGTTTTTCTGGGTCCATAAAAAATCCTACAACCCATGTGCCTTCGATAATAAAACTTGGTGAAGTTCCTATGCCTGAATTGGCTGAACTTGTTGTTGGGGTCATGACTTGAGCCCAAGGTAAATCTTGTGTTGGTAAATCCACTAAGTCATCTGTATGATATCCAAGACAACGAACTTGCACACGACCTAATTGACTAGGGTCTTGTCGTGATTCTACAACACCGACAAACCAATGAAATCCGTCCATGCCCATAAAGTTTTGTGTATTATTCATACAAGTATTTAGTCTTAGGAATTATATTTAATGACATCATTGATGCTAGAGTTTTGAAAATTTCTAGGAGATGACCATTGTGTGTTATACATATTTCCAGCAATCATAATTCTTTCACCTTCGACAGGTTTCACTTCATGTTGTATGAAGCCTGGAAAAACTATTAGGTCACCTACTTTAGGATTGTATTCATAGTTCGCAGTAGGAAAGATAATAGGTGCATACTCTGGCATCTTTACATAATATCCAAATGCAAAAGTATAAGGAAAATGACTGTGGCGTTTTGCTGAAGTTTTTTCTGTGTAGTGAATACCCCATGATTCATTGCAATACATTTTTGTGGGGGCTAGTCTTAAACAAATTTGTTCTGCAAGACGACACGCCTGGTCAGTAATCCATTTGATACTTTCAAATTCTGTATGTAAATGCCAATCGGTCATTCGAGCTTGCACATTAGACGTTCGAATTACACCACACTTTTCTAATATGGATAATTCACAATCAATGTGTAGAGGAACTTCTTGACCAGAATGTCTTTTAATCGTATGAGACATTGCGTCATCATAGATATTACGAATTGCAAAAGGATATCTTTCTGCAACTTCAATATAATCTTTAGGTCGATTTAAATCGGATAGGGATATTTTCTTATCGATATTAGCGTTCTTCATAATATAAACTCCTTTAAAGGATTCAAATGTTAGGATGCGATGTAGTTATTGTAAGTATCAACCCATCCATGCCATGTTGATTCTGTTACAGGGTCAGCTCCCATAAATGTACAAAGTGCTTCGTAGTGTGTCGTGTTCTTTGCAATAATTAAATCTTGACAAAGTTGAAAGTTTTTGCTATCATCAGGATGCAATGTTTTTAATTTTATCATTGCTTCTGTGCGTTGTGCCCACCATGCATTTTCTTTACCTTTAGCTATGTCTGCTGTATTAGCATCTTTTGAACGAGATGCTTGTTCACGAGCTTTGAAAGTTGTTGTCCAAGACGCATGAGTAAAATCATCCCAAGTTAAAAAGATAACTTTTGCTCCAGCACCTGTGATAGTATCATAAGTGTTTGCAATATTGGCAGGTGTCCATGTTACACCTGTTGGGTCAATCACACCAGGGTAGTGTATACCACCTCCATAGATGTCATTAGACGTTGCACCTTGATAAATGAAAGGAAGGTCTTCGACAACTGTAGGACAAGCACTTCCCGTATCCCAAGCAGGGTCTATTGTATTTTGAACTTGTTCGTTTGTATCTGCAAGTTTTGCAGCTAAGAAAGATGCATCAAAGGTTTCAGGATTTGCTGGGCCGTACATAACATTTTTGTATTTGTTGTCACGAATTTTCCAAGATTTAAAAGGAGCGTCAGGTCTATCACCTTCTCCGTCATTATTTGCTTTTGCAATCCAATCATCCGTATAGGATAAAGTCTTTGCAATAATATAAAAATTTAAATCAATAAAATCGTTGTGGTTGTGTGATAAACAAAAATACGCCATTAGTAAGAACTCCT